CTCTCTATCATCATATCCAATACCCGGGTCTCAGGTATGCGCATCATCTCTATAGCATGATGGTACACACATTTCAACCACTGATACGTATAAGGATTAGATCCATAAGTTCCATACGCATGACCCAACGTCGAAAGAATTATATTCACTAAGTCACGCTTTCGCGGCTCACGTCCCCAGGCCACTTTCATCGCTATTTCATCCAACGGGCGATAAGGGATATATCGTGCCTGCCCTTGTTCTAAATTTGGGTTTAGCACACAATAATGTCGCAAATACACTGCTCCTTTCACCTTAAAGAAACCTCCTTGTGGTATAGATATAACACTATGCCCCGTTCGCTCATCCCGAGATTCCATTTCAAAATGACTCTTCAAGAATGCCTTAAACTGATACACATTTAAGAGATGGTTGAGGTGTGGTGGATTAACATACCAATTATCATCCCCATACAAAATAAGATTCACTATCTTCTCCATTATTGCTTTCCACAACTCTTTACTCATTGAAGGATTCGCCTCTATCGTATATAACAGAAATAGACAGAATATGAACAAAAGTATCCAAGTATCCATATGGGAAGTATGCAGTGCACCTGACGGTACACCTCCAATAATGAGTGCCCATATCCCATGTCCCATCGATGTCACTCGCTGTGTAAATTCTTCTATCAAATATTTTACTACCTTCTTAACCACTTCATACGTAGTATCTTTCCTATAATAAGCCTCGCTAAAGGTCCAATAGAGATTTATCAGCACATCCTTTACCGACTGATCCAGCTTAGTGATATCGAGTTCATTAATGATCTTCGAAAACGGGTCTTCGAATATGCCCAATAGCTTCAACACAGCATCCATGCCTCCACGCGACCACGACCGACCAATTCCTATAGAACCACCCAACTCCCACACTCGTCGCCCCCCCAATATATGCTCTAGAAGCAGAGTGCGCGGACCTCCTATAACAAATGTGCGTCCTTTACCTTCTTTTTCAGCTAAATTGGCAGCTGTCGCAAAGTAATTTTCTGACTTGACGGCCTGCGACCAAGTAGCAAACGGACGACGGCCATCCTCGTTCAACCATGCTGCAACCTCTTCTACACACTGATAAATTATCTCATATTTCTTTCCACTCGCTGTTACCTTAACCTCTTGGACGCCAGTAGGTGAGACCATTTTAATAGTCTTACCCTCACCATTCTTACCAGCGGCAGATCCCAAGTACATCTTCATAACTATCTTCTCCATGTCCAGTTCTGGCGAATGTTTCCTAAAGTGTTCTCGACTACCAATAAAATGGACTACTAACTCTAATGCTTGTGGAAATAAGTGCACCATTTTCTTTAACTTCTCATTCATCCCTCGAACCGGTTTGTCATAGGATAGCGACACTTTAACCTGTTTCTCACCATCATTATCTTCCAAATTAGCCACTGATGATACGACATGTCGCTTACCATTCGTACTTGCTGTAATCATTTTGAATGGTGATGCTGCCCTGAGACACAACGCCTGCAATGTTGGTATCTCTTGCATGTCTTCTCTCATTGCGTCGCTCCACTGCTGACGAGTCAGTCGCATAAGGGGACGACCCTCATGTACCAAGGTATTAAAGTATGAAATGTCTGCTTCAATGAAAAGATCGCAAACCTGACGCGACATTCCTGGTAGTAACTCATTACGTGGTGCCTGCTCGGCTGGAAATGGTGCTCGTATTTTATACATATTATGAGATCGTCCTATTCCTGACTCTATTTGCGTTGCAACTTTATTCGACATTCGCGGCACTGGAAGGCCATTAATATCCACCACCCAATCCCGATGTATACGATTTAACAATGCGCGACACCTCCCCTTCTTATCCACCTTAACTCCATTCTCCCTGCTGGCCACTGTTTGCTTGTAACCTTCTGTCAACTCATGCACACCTTCTACTGAAAAATCACAATCGCAATCCACTTTACCGCAACTCGTTATATGCGAAAACTTAAAATAACGATTTTTCTTGCCGTCCTTATAAAATAACATCTTCACTATCGACGGCTCTTTGTATTCGGCACGGGCTATT